GTGGGCCTTGACGCGGCAGGGGGGCTGCCATTACGCTTTGTTTGCGACTTGAGCGTGATGGATACTGTGAAGGACTGTTCTAGTCCTGTCAAGCACCCCACCACGCCCAACCTCTCGGGCATCTTGGACGGGGAAACTACGCGCAAGATGACCTTAAACCTACACCGGGGCAGCCAGCCTGTAGGTGCGCGGCGTCAGTCGGGAAGCGCAAATGGCAGCGGGGCAACCCGTGAAAAGTAGCCGACAGCGGATGGCTCCGTCAGTCATCAAACCGCACGATCCCATTGAGGCGTTCCTACGTCTCAACCGTGCGGATTCACCATCAGTCATCAGGGTTTAGAGGTGAAACATGGGTGATGAAACCTTGTATCCAAAGAGTGAAGTCAGTCCTAAAGACCTCAACCTACAGCACCAAGAAAAAAAAATATTAGATCATTGGGAAGAAAGTTTTAGGGTAAGCCCTATCCAGCGTCTAAAGTACCTTGACGCACTGTTAGCCCGCACAACCGATACCGAACGCACCGAAAGCATCAAGTGGAGGGTGGCAGAGTTGCTCCGTGAGGTGGATGCGGGTCAGGTGCTAGGTGAGCCGCAGTTGGTGACGATGGTGCGGTATCTGTTTGGTGAGAAAGGGCTAAAGCGATTGCGTGAAAAAGTTAAATCACAACACTCGGATGTGGTGGAGGATATGGCTCATCCGGTGCATCAACGAGGCAAGGTATGAACCCGTCAGCAGCCCTGTTTCACAAGGATTATCAAAACTTCAGTCCCGAAAAAAGAAGGGAAATACACGACACCTTGCAAACCCTCATGGGGTTGCTCGGCGCAAACGTTGGAAGACATTGCACCTTCCACGATGACCTCTTTGTGTGGTTTCGGAACCTATTTTTTACGCATGACCCGAGGTTTAACGAAGCGTGTGGGAGCCTTAACTTTGTGCTACGCGCACGCCTCTGGCGGCTTTACATCCTATGTTGGGCGTGTGAGCAGGCATTACACGTTAACGGTGCCATCGTAGACATTGGCACTTACGACGGGCGTGCATTGGAAGTCGTGTTGCGGTATCAGCGTGAGCGACGAGAGGTGTATGCGTACGACTATTTCGCCGAACCTCCCGAGGAGAGCAAAAAGTCAGAGCATGGCCCCGACCTTTGCAAGCAAGTGACCAAGCGTTTATCGCCGTGGAACGCAAAAGTGTATCCCGGTGATATACACGCTACTGCGCACACGCTCCCCGATCAGATCGCCTTTTGCCAGATTGACCTTAACGACGCGGAGGCCGAAGGATTTGTGTTTCCGTTGGTGTACGAAAGACTGTCACCCGGTGGCATAGTCATCTTTGACGACTACGGCTTTGCTCGGTATCGTGAGTCAGCGGTGACGCACCAAAAGTTCCTAGAAGGCAAGGAGCAAATCTTGGAAATGCCGACCGGCCAAGGGTTATTGATCAAGGCATGAGACACGCAGCACGCCGAGACGGGAACGATGCGGTCATCACACAGGCACTGCGTGCGCAAGGGTTTACTGTTTACGACTACGGCAAGGCAGGCGAAGGCATCCCCGATAAACTCGTCACTCGGGCGCTACCCGACGGCGTAGAATGGGTGTGCTGGGTAGAGATCAAGATGCCAAAGGGCAAGTTACGGGAAGGCCAAGAGCGGTTCCGTAACATCTTTGAGCCACGGGGTGAGTATTACGTCGCCCGTGACGCACAGGACGCAGTGAGGGAACTTTACGAGCGGTATCTGCTCTCTATTAAACCGGAGCAGTACCGATGAGGGCTTTACGCGCACCCTTGTAATGGATGATGGCCGGGTGAGGATGCTGGGGCAGGTACTCGGGCAGACAGGCAAAGTGATACTCGGGCAGCGTTACCTCGGTCTGCCGGCAATACTCTCGCAAAACCTCTTGATCCCCGTACCAGCGCCAGAACTTTTCGGGTAACGCCTCAAACATCTCGGCCATATCCTCCCACGGCCCTGCATCACGGGTGACGGTCGCACAACCCACAAACGGGTACACCTCATCCAGCGTCTTACCCGTGTACTCGGAAAAGTCCAACCCCCGCTGACGAGGGTTAAACAGCGCATCCCGGTTAAACGACCGCCGACATGGCACGCAAACCTCATCTAGAACGAGCGTGGACGGCTTTATGGGGGCTTTCACAACCATATCGGTGTCAAGGTATAGGGCAGGTTCGTCAAGCCCTAATCGCGCAAAGGCGGCAAGACGCCAGTGCATCAGGAACTCCCGGTCGCCCTCGGTCGGGTACGCCCATGTGACGCCCTCAACGGTCGGGGTCACACGATCCGTCACTTGGATGATTTCCGCACCGGGGTTAAAGGCGCGAAGTGAGGCAACCATCCGAGTCGGCCATTCCAGATCATCGCCCACATGGAAAAATACGAACGTAGACATACTTGCAAACATACCACCGTGTGCTACGCTCGTCACGCGGAGGCTCTATGCACAAAGACGCGGCTGAATTCGTTGGGGTGTTGTTGCATTCGGCAACGGCCACGCATTTTCTGCATCTGCAAACGGCCAGTTACGCTGCCCACAAGGCACTCGGCCACTACTACGAGAACATCGTGGACTTGGCCGACAAGTACGCGGAAGCCTACCAAGGTCATTACGGCATCATCCCCCTTGCCGACTATCCCGAAGGGTTCAAGGTACAGACGGATGCAGCAAAGTACGCCGACAGCCTACTGACCTTTGTAAAAGGCACCCGCAAAGACCTGCCGAAAGACACCGACCTCCAGAACATCATTGACGAGATCGTGGGCGAGATTGCCGCCCTGCTCTACAAGTTGGAGCGATTTAAGTAATAATTTATGCAAATTGAGCAAATTGGGATCGCCACCTTGATCCCGTTCGCCAAAAACAGCCGAACACACGATGATGCCCAAGTCGCACAGATCGCGGCGAGTATCCGCGAGTTTGGGTTCACCAACCCTGTCCTTATAGACGAAGGCAACGGCATTATTGCCGGTCACGGGCGCGTCATGGCAGCCCGTAAACTAAAACTTTTAGAAGTCCCGTGCATACGGCTATCCCACCTGTCGGACGCCCAGAAACGGGCTTATGTCATCGCCGACAACAAACTTGCCCTGAACGCGGGGTGGGACGAGGCGATGCTGAAACTGGAATTAGCCGACCTCCAATCGCTCAACTTTGACCTAGACCTGACAGGTTTTAGCGCCGACGAAATAGACGCGCTATTAGCCGAGAAAGGCACCGAGGGGCTAACTGACCCGGACGATACCCCAGAGCCGCCCGTAGAGCCTGTCACGCGGCTAGGCGATATATGGGTTTGTGGGCAGCACCGGGTAATGTGCGGCAGCAGCCTTGACCAAGCCCAAATAGAACTTCTTTGCGCGAGCCAGCGCGTAGATATGTTGCTGACCGACCCGCCCTATAACGTTGCCTATGAGGGCAAAACCAAAGACGCGCTGACGATCCAAAACGACAGTATGGACGAGTCGGACTTTAGGACTTTTTTGCGCGATGCTTTTGTTTCAGCCGATACGGTATTGAAGCCCGGTGCGGTGTTTTACATTTGGCACGCAGACTCGGAGGGGTACAACTTTCGGGGGGCTTGTCAGGACGCGGGCTGGAAAGTGCGCCAATGCCTCATCTGGAAAAAGAGTCACATGGTTATGGGACGGCAGGACTACCATTGGCAGCATGAGCCATGCCTGTACGGATGGAAAGAGGGCGCGGGTCACCTGTGGGCAAGCGACCGTAAGCAAACCACCATCCTCAACTTTGATCGCCCCTCCCGAAACGGCGAACACCCCACGATGAAACCCGTGGCGCTGTTTGAGTACCAAATGCTCAACAACACCAAGGGCGGGGATATCGTGCTGGACTCGTTTGGAGGCAGCGGTACAACTCTCATCGCAGCCGAAAAAAACGGACGCATCGCCCGAATCATGGAGTTAGACCCCAAGTACGTTGACGTGATTGTCAAGCGTTGGGAAAAGTTTACGGGCCAAAAAGCCTTGCTGGAATCTACCGGCGAACCCTTTAAGGCGGCGGCATGAGAAACCGTCGCAAAGAGCAAACGATTAGCCCGCGCACAGGTCAGCCTAAACAGGGCCACCAAGGGGAGGGCGGCGGTCGGCCCCGGTTTGAGATTGATTACGAGGCCGTTAAGAAACTGGCGGGCATCCAATGTACCCAGAGCGAAATTGCCGCATGGCTTGGGTGCAGCGTGGATACGCTTCTGCGCGACGAGAAGTTTTGCGAAATCTATAAAAGCGGTATTGAAAACGGGAAGATGTCCCTACGGCGGCACCAGTGGCGTGCGTTAGAGGAGGGCAACACCACGATGCTGGTGTGGCTTGGCAAGCAGTACCTCGCGCAACGGGAAAAGAACGAGTTGACCGGGGCAGACGGTAAGGACTTGGTGATTACATGGCTGCCGCCCCAGTAGTTATCCCATACGCGCCACGAAAAGCGTTTATGCCGTTTCACGAACGTACAAAACGCTGGGCCTGTTTGGTAGCGCACCGCCGAGCGGGCAAAACGGTCGCCGCAGTCAACGACATCATTCGGGCGGCTATGTTCGCCAAGTCTCCAACGCCGCTTTATGCTTATATTGCCCCATACCGATCTCAGGCTAAGGCGGTCGCTTGGGATTATTTTAAGTTTTACGCCCGCCCAGTAACCCAAGATGTTAACGAATCGGAATTAACGATAGATCTGGTGAACGGCGCGAAAATACGGTTGTTTGGCGGTGACAATGCTGACGCAATGCGCGGTTTGGGATTTGACGGCGTGTACATGGACGAATATGGCGATTTTAAGCCAAGCGTCTTTGGAAACGTGGTGAGACCGGCTATGTCGGACAAACAAGCATGGGGCGTCTTTGCCGGCACGCCAAAGGGCAAGAACCAGTTTTGGGAAATCTACGACACCGCACGCCGCTTGCCTGACGAATGGTTCCTGTTGCGCCTCCCCGCCTCCACCAGTGGGCTACTGCCGCCAAGCGAACTTGCGGCAGCCAAGGCGCAGTTGGCCGAGGATCAGTACTTACAGGAGTACGAATGCTCATTTGAAGCAGCGCTTCTCGGCGCTTTTTACGGCACAGAAATGCGTCAGGCGCAGGATCAGGGCCGTATTACACGCGTGCCGTATGACCCCAACTTGCCAACCTATACGGCGTGGGACTTGGGCTACCGCGACGACACGGCGGTGTGGTTTTACCAGCCGTCACGCGGGGAAATACGCGTTATTGACTACTTTGCGATCTCAGGCGCTGACATCCACGACATTGCCGAACACGTAGAGAGCAAGCCCTACAAGTACGTCAAACACTTCCTGCCGCACGACGCACGAGCCAAGAGCCTACAGACTGGACGCAGCATCATTGAACAATTGGCCGCGTATCTCGGCACCGCTAACCTTGCTGTTGTTCCCGACATCGGCGTGCAGAACGGCATTCAAGCCGTGCGCATGACATTGCCGCGAGTGTGGTTTGACGGCGAGAAATGCCGCGACGGCATAGAGGCATTACGCCAGTATCAGCGCGAGTACGACGAGGACAAGAAAGCCTTTAGGCAGTCCCCGCGTCACGATTGGACTAGCCACCCTAGTGACGCATTCCGTATGCTTGCGGTATCATGGCAGGAGATTTCTGACAAGCCCCCATCGGTAGAGGTAAAACCGCTGCTGGTTGGGCCTGAAAACAAGGTCACGCTAAACGATATGTGGGCCGTTCACGACCGCACGGTTAGCAGGAGAGCAAGGATATGAGCGTTCAACAGCCAACTCGGATGAATTACGTTGCCGTTGGCGCAACGTCCACAACGGCCTTTGGCAGCCCCGGCGCGTATCTGCACCGCGTGGTGGTCAACGTCGCCAGCAATACGGAAGCCTCGGCCATCGTGAAGGACGGCAGCACCACGTTGGTGTCGTTCCCGGCCACGACGGCAGCCGGTGTGTACTCGGTGGAACTTAACGTCGCCACGACGGGCCAGATCACGGCAACGTGCAGCCAAAACGCCTCTATGTCGGTCGTCGGCCTTTTTAGCACGTACGCTTAATGAAAGCCGGCCTCTACGCCAACATTCTTGCCAAGCAGGAGCGGCAGGCAAGACAGCGCCGTGAGGGTCGCCCCGTAGAGCGTACCCGCAAACCCGGCGAGAAAGGCGCACCGACTGCCGAAGCATTTAGGCAATCAGCCAAGACGGCCAAGAAATGACAGCAGCGTGGCAACGATCCGAAGGCAAGAACCCGAAAGGCGGTTTGAACGCCAAGGGTCGCGCCTCGTACAAAGCCGAGACGGGCGGGACGCTGAAGCCTCCCGTCAAATCGGGCGACAACCCACGCCGCGCATCGTTCCTCGCCCGCATGGGCAATATGCCGGGGCCGATGGAAAAGAACGGTAAACCGACGCGCCTTGCACTTGCTCTAAGAGCATGGGGCGCTGGCAGTAAGGCAGAGGCCAAATCAAAGGCCAAAGCCATTAGCAAACGAAACGAGGGCAAGTAATGGACGGACTGTTACAGCCAAAACTTGACCGGTATCTGCGCATCATCGGGCAGTACGACAACGAGTTTGCCAAATGGATGGCGCGTACGAAGAAGATCATCAAGCGTTACCGCGACGATACGCGTGGGCAGACGCTAACCGAGTCGGCCAAGTTTAATATCCTCTGGTCAAACGTGCAGACGTTAAAGCCTGCCGTTTACGCCAAACTTCCGAAGGCCGACATCAGCCGCCGCTTTGGTGACAACGACCCGGTGGGCCGCGTGGCCGCACAGTTGGTTGAGCGTGCCATTGACTTTGAGATTGAGCATTACCCCGATTACCGCTCTACGATGGCGTATGCCGTAGAGGATCGGTTCTTGGGTGGGCGCGGCACCGCATGGGTGCGGTATGAACCGCACACTGCCCCGATTGGGTTAGAGGACGACGGCGTGTCTATCACGCCTGACATTGAGCAGGGTGAAGGCGCACCGCCCAACCTTGAGCGTATTGAGTACGAATGCGCACCCGTGGATTACGTCCATTGGCGCGACTTTGGACACTCTCCCGCCCGCACATGGGAAGAAGTCGGGCAGGTGTGGCGCTGGGTGTTTATGACCCGGGAGGCGCTGGTAGAGCGTTTTGGTGAGGACGTCGCACGCCGCATTCCGCTAGACAGTGGCCCCGAGCCGCTCAACGCCTACAACGAGAACAAGCGTCTCTACAACCGCGCAAAGATTTGTGAACTGTGGGACAAGGAAACCGAAAAGGTTTACTGGTTCAGCAAGGGAATGCCCGAGATCATTGACGAGCGTGATGACCCGCTCGGCCTTGAGGGCTTCTTCCCTTGCCCAAAACCGCTGTATGCGACGACGACCAGCGACACGCTTGTACCCGTCCCTGACTTTGTGCTGTACCAAGATCAGGCCATGGAGTTGGACATCCTGTCAGACCGCATTGATGGTTTGGTCAAAGCACTGCGCGTGCGTGGCGTCTATGACTCCAGCCAACCCGCGCTGCAACGACTGATGACGGAGGGCGATAACAATGCTCTTATCCCGGTTGATAAATGGATGGCATTCAGTGAAAAGGGCGGTCTTAAAGGTAGTATTGACCTCCTCCCCCTTGACACACTCGCAAATGCGCTACTCCAGTGCTACCGCGCTAGAGAAGACATCAAGAGCCAAATCTACGAAATCACGGGCATCTCGGACATCATCCGAGGTACGTCGTTCGCCAGCGAAACGGCCACCGCGCAGCAAATCAAAGGGCAATACGCAGGGCTAAGACTGCGTTCTATGCAAGAGGACGTTGCCCTCTTTGCCTCAGAACTGATACGCCTCAAGGCACAGGTCATGTGCATGAAGTATCAGCCCGAGACGATCCTTGCGTACGCTGCCGCACAGCAGATGACGCCCGCCGACCAGCAACTGATCCCACAGGCGCTGGAGTTGCTGCGTAACAAGCCGCTGCGCAATTTCCGCGTGGACATCGCCGCCGACAGCCTTGTGATGCTGGATGAGAACCAGAACAAGCAAGACCGTATGCAGTTCCTGCAAGCATTTGGTGGCTTCCTTGCCCAAGCGTTGCCGGTCGGACAGGCCAGCCCGCAGATGGTGCCGATGATGATGGAACTGCTGCGCTTTGGTATGCAGGCGTTTAAGGCAGCCCGTCCGATTGAAGGCCAGATTGACGCGACGCTCCAGCAACTTGCGCAGGCCGCCCAACAGCAGCCGCCAGAGGAGCAGGGCAAGCAGGCTGAGTTGCAGGCCAAGGGCCAATTGGAATCGTCCAAGATGCAGATGCAGTCGGCACTGAAACAGGCCGAAATGCAGCACGCCTTGCAGATGGAGCAGATGAAGAACCAAGCCAAGATGGCGATGGAACAGCAAAAGATGAACTTTGAGGCGCAACTGAAGGCTGCCGAACTGCAAGCCCAACAGGCCGCTGCCAAGTACAAGGCCGACGTTGACGCCCAAACCAAACTGATTATTGCCCAGATGGGCAAGACGATGCCCGAGCCACCCTTTACGCAATGAAACGGACGTACGTTTACATAGACGGCGAGTTTGTGGAGCGCAAAAAGGACGACAAGGGGCGCTACCACTACGTCATGCCTGACATCACGCCCTATCGGAGCATGATTGACGGCAAGATGGTGACATCACGCTCAGAGCATCGCCGTCATTTGAAGGCTAACAACTGCGAGGAGGTAGGTAACGACGACCCTGCCAAGCACATTCGGCGTGAACCCGAGAAAAACACTCGGCTGGAACGCATTAAGCACATGGTCAACACACGCATGACCAACGAACAGGCTGATCGCATACTGCGCGAGATACGCCAACAAGCCAATTTCACCAATCCCCACAGGAGAGGGTAATGGACAACACTAATCCAGCAATGGTTGCGGCACGGGAAGATCAAGAGATTGACCGTCGTGAGTTGTTAGAAGCAGGGTTTGAGGCCGCCGAGAAGGGCGAACCCGTAGAAACCGTCGTGCGCGATGCGGCAGGACGGTTCAGCAAGCAAGAAACCGAGCAGCCGGTAGAAACAGCGGAAGAAAAGTCGTCGTTTAACACGCTGTACGACAACGATCCGGTGTGGAAACGCCCGCCTGCCTCTTGGCGTCGTGAATATCACGAAATTTGGCAGAAAGCCGACCCGAAATTGCAGGAATACGCGTGGAAGCGTGAAGAAGAAATGCGCAAGGGTGTGGAAAACATCTTTGGCAAGGCTGAATTTGCGGATTCCATGCAAGCGGCCATTGAGCCGTATATGCAAACTATCCAAGGGTTAGGCATTACGCCCGACAAGGCCGTGTCTGCGTTGATGCAGGCCGACCATATGCTGCGGAACAGCGACCCGCAGACGAAAATGCAATATTTCACGCAGTTGGCGCAGTCGTATGGCATTAATTTGGGTGCCATGACGCAGCAGCCGGGTCAGCAAGCGCCACGCGCTGTTGATCCGCTCGTTTACCAACTGCAAAATGAACTTAACAAGGTACGTGGCGAGGTCATGGGCTGGAAACAGCAGCAGGAAATGGCCGAAAACCAGAACTTGTTGACCGAAATTAACAGTTTTAGTCAAAAGGTTGAGTATTTTGAGGAAGCACGCCCGGTGATGATCCAACTCCTACAGGGTGGACTCGCCGAGACGTTGCAAGACGCGTATGAAAAAGCCATACGCCTCACCCCCGATTTGTTTGACCAAGTGACCAAGGCCCGACAGGCCGAGGAAGCGGCTAAACAGGCCAAAGAGGCCAACCGGGCGGCGAAAGTTGCCCGTGCAGCAGCGGTGAGTGTCAGAAGCGCCACACCCGGCGTAAACACGGCTCCCAAGGCAGCAAACCGTCGCGCACTTCTTGAAGAAGCATTGAACGAACAAGAAGCGCGTTTGTAATTAACTGAACTAGGAGACATCAAATGGCATTTGCCAACTCTAGTATCAGCGACATCATTGCTACCACGATTCAGAGCCGTAGCGGTGAACTTGCTGATAACGTGACGAACAACAACGCGTTGCTTCGTCGTCTGAAGGAGCGTGGGAACGTCAAGACGTTCTCGGGCGGTAACGTGATTTTGCAAGAAATCATGTACACCGATCCGACCACCAACAACACCAACTCGTACAGCGGCTATGAAGTGCTGAACGTGGGCCAGAACTCGCCGATTTCTGCGGCGCAGTTCAGCATCACGCAGTACGCCTCGGCTGTGACCATTTCGGGTCTGGAGATGATCCAGAACTCGGGCAAGGAGGCCATCATTGACCTTCTTGACGGTCGCATGGAAGTCGCGGAAGCCCAACTTGCCAACCGCATCTCGGGCGACCTGTACGGCGACGGCACCGGAAACGCCGGCAAGAACCTCACGGGCCTTGCTGCGGCTGTGCCGGATGACCCGACCACGGGAACCTACGGCGGCATCAACCGCGCTGTGTGGTCGTTCTGGCAGAGCAAGAAGTTCTCGGCTGCCGCTGATGGCGGTGGTGCGGGCGCTGTGTCCAGCACGACGATTCAGGGCTACATGGATGCGCTTGCCGTGCAACTCGTTCGTGGAACCGACAAGCCTGACCTCATCGTGGCCGACAACAACTACTACCG